AGATTTTGCACGTAATCCTCAAATCTCGTGAGCAGAAGGGTATGGATGTCTATTTTTTCTACTTCGGCAAGTGGCGTGGAGAACTCTTTCGAGTACCAACGCATCACCTTCCGAATTTCTGATTCAAAGGTGGGTTTTTCTCTAGATTTTAGAGCTAAGATTTGTATTGACGTAATGTCGTCTCTTGGCTCAGGATCACTCATTTACTTTACTTCTGGTTTTAATTCCTGCAATACAGCGTCGGTCTTCTTGGTCAAAGCTTCGCGGTAGTTTTTTTCTACGTCCATGACCTTCGAGAATAAAGAGATCAAAACGTTGCCATCGATAAGATCGGCGAGATACGATGTCTCGCGAAACCATGGCGGAGCGTCAGCAACGCGGGCCTTAACCTGTGAGAGCATCACGGCAATATTCGCAACTTCTTCCGAGACAGATCCCATGGATTCGGGGTTACCAACGAAGCGCCGCCTATCGGCGTCGGCTTGAGCAATGCCCGAGAAACTAAGGACGGGACGAACCTTGAATGTGCCAGCCCACGTTGTTCCGCTAAGCTCCCCGTGCTCTGAAAACGAAATTTCCACTAATGTTCCGATTTGCATTTTATTCTTCCTTGTTTTCTGTTATATTAGATGATTGTTTCTCAGAAGAGATTCTGGAGAAATGACTAAAAAGAGATTAAGTTCAAAAAAAAATGGCCCGTGAGGGCCATTTTAATTAGACTCCGAAGAATCAATTATGGGTTGTACCGCACACGAAGATGAGCAGTCCAAATAGCCGTAACGCTAGATGCAGCAGATACCGCTGGCACAGCAATACGCACGCCCAAAACGTCGCCGGCCGCGAAAGTAGCCTCGGCAGCTCGAACGATTTGATACGCCGTTACATCGCCAGCAACAGCGGTTGCTGTAACGAAGTGAGCTGGCGCAGTAACCAGATTCTGTTTGACGGCGGTCACTTGCGTTGCCGAAGATGCCGTTACGAGATAAAGTCCGGCATTAACATTGCTCGCTCCCAGCATTGGCGCAGCCGCAGCCGCGACACTAAGCCAGTCACCGACATTGGCGGTATTTGCAAAAGATGAAGTGACGCTCGCTACGTTAATTGCAATAGCCGTCGCGCTGGCCGTGATCGAGTAATGTTTGCCGGACGTTAGCAAAGAGGCCTGTGCGCCAGTAGGAAGACGCAGAGGTACGTCCGCGGTGACACCGGTCAAAAGACTAACAGGAACCGTCAAACTAAGCGGAGTTGGCGAAAAGCGACGAGTAACGACAGTATAGGTGCTACCAGTCGTCGACGTAGTAGCCATTGCTTCGCCGCTAATTGAAATATAACTAGAAACAATGCGCCCCGGAGCCAATGCAGTAAAAACCGCCATATCGATATTTGGACCAACGCCAGGCGCTCCGACCATCACGCTCGACTGAGCCGTAACATCACGATGAATGTCATCTAGCAGAGTACCATTAGCGAGAGAGGTTCCAAGAACCAAGTCATGCGCCGGATCCCCATCGACCTGGCCCTGTGACCAACCCGCTTGCGTTTTGCTCCAAGCGTCCAGTAATGCTTTTTGTGCTGTATTTAGTGCCACGGTTAATTCTCCTAATGAATTATGACTAGTTTAAGTCTATAAGTTTTATTTTACTTCTTTTTCTTCTGCAGGAACGTTTCCCGCAGAAATCGTACCCTTTTGGAAATTCCTACCAAAATACAACGCGCTAGTACAAATAAACAATTCGAACGCATTTGCAAAATCAATCGAAAACTTCGTCTCTGCCAACTTCGTCGCTAAACTTGCCAAGCAAATGCTGTAAGTAACGACCATCATGCTAAAAGTAATGCTGGCCTCTTGCGTACTGGGATTCCGCAGCAAAGGAATGGGAATTCCTCGAACCGAAGCCCACATAACCAATTCTTTCCATTTTTCCAGCATCTTTTGCATATTTGAGATTAAGTCTTTATTGTGTTTCTCGCCAACTCATTCCGGCGTAGAAATCCTCGGTGGTACCTATTAAACGACGAACGCCCAAAACAAGCACGTCACTTGTTCTGGAAATATTCGAACCCAGGCGAAAATCGCTGGCGCTCAATGCGACATCGATGTTCTGAGTTGTTTGCTGTACAATGCCCCCGGAAGACACCACTCCTCCCGAAACGGTAGTAGAGCTGGTAGAAGAAAAGTCAGCCATAAGACTGCTATTTGGAACCGCTACGAATTTCAGCGCCGCGCCTGAAACCGTCGGATTTAACATCAACATCCACTCGTACGTGGCATTGCTGATACAAAGCAAAGATGCTCCCAGAATGTCTATGTGCGCACATAGCCCAGGATCATTTAATTTAAAAGATATCAACGGATAGATATTGGTATTGTTCAACGTTGTCAAAGGAAGCGTTCCTCGGGATACGTAACGCAAAAACCCCGTCTCAACGGCGCCTCCTTCGGAAACGACCGAGCAACAGATATGTGTAAGCGCTGCTGCCTCTCCTGTGCCGTCATTGGAAATTTCGTAGCGCATAGGTAAATTAGGAGTTGACATGTAGACCGTAGTCTCTATGTTAGAATGATCCATTTTATGAACCAAAATAGTCACCCCTCCGACCACAACAAAATACCAAACCGACCCGACTCCCAGCCATTCAAAGAATGCACCAAAAATTAACGTCTTCGACCAATCCGCAAGTACCCTGCTGGGGCCATTTCCGTCCAATTTATCCAAATTCCACGCCGACTGCGGGATCGTCATAACGTCCGAAGCTGCGCCGGTAACATAGGAGCGTAGCACAACATTTACAGACGATGGTCCCGACTCAAAAAAAATACCATTGCGCTCATCAAATAGACCGATTCGTCCAGTAATTCCGACAGCGGGAGTTCCTAGAATTCCTGTGGCCAGGAACCTTTGGCTATTGTGAGTAACAATATGACCCCTAGTAATGAAGGTGTGATCTTCGGATTTAACACGAATGCACGTGGCCTGATCTTCTCCGATAAGCTTGATGGTGTGGATGTATCTATCAAAAGAAATTCTTGTTCGTGGTTTCCAATAAAACGCCTTGCGTTCTAATTTGAACGGACAAACAGGCATTATGACGGAAACTCTATACGACAATGCTCCGTTTACTCTCTCTCCGTGCTTATTGGTATATTTTGTTGTTCTTGTTTTTATTTTTGCTTGGCCGCCCAATGAGCGAACCAAATAAGACAGGTCCTCGGCAAGCTTTTCACTTACGCTCGTATAAGATGCAGTTCCGTCATGCTTGTCCACCCCGCCATCGGTGTCCATCAATCCCTGTAAGATGCCGAGGCGAACATCTTCGGAATTATACTTATATACATCAGGTATGAATTTACTATAGGCGTCTTTTCCGGCCAATCCCAATTCTCTGAGGCGCGGAGCCATTTTTGAAATACCGTACGCGTATTTGCCGGAGCATTTAACGACGGATTCCTTTAGGTACGATACAATTTCGTCATCAGCCGACGAAAATCCAATATTGCCGGCATATTCTCCCTTTGAAATACAGCCGTCGCCCAGGATGGCCCCGAGGGTGTAAGGATCGATCGAGACGGGTCTATTTTTAATTTGCAAGACCGGAGCCGCAGGAATGCGCCACCGGCCAAATAGAGTTGGCTCTGAGCCATGTTCCTCCAACATTTGAAGCGTAGACAAAACGCGTATTTCGTTCTTTTTTCCTAATTTTCCGTCTTGTCTTATAATGGTCTTCCATAGGTGTTCACCATCACAATCAACATGAGTGCGATCATCGAAAGTCACTCTGAAAATCTGCCTAATTCCTTGAGGATAGACTCCTTCTACTTCAGTGGGGGATCCCAGTCCATCAAAAACAATATCTCCAATTTTAATTTTTTCTATATTGATCCAACCAGAGGGGGTCAGGACCGGCTCTCCATGGCGCAAAGCTTTTCCCGGCTGGTATTGAAAGCGCAAAAATGTCTGCCTAGCTCTGGTGCAGGTCGTGCTGGCATTAACACTAAGAGTCGTGCTAGCCTCATTAGTATTGTAGGTACTGGCGCCGCCGCTTCCGGAAATAAGCTGATCATCCCACGCAAGTGGCTGTTTGTTTGTTATTTGTTTAGAGTCAAATAAAGTATGAGGAGATGTGGTCCTCAAATAACCAAAGGCATCATTCGCGACATTTCCGTCTATTTTTACTTGTAAGTTGCCGAGAGTGTCGACATTAGCAGCAAAGCCTCTTCCTGTTCCGGACATAGATTACCCCATGAACAAGATTAAGTTTTTGACTTGTTCTTGCTCTTGGAAATCTTTTGTTTACATAGGCAGTGAGCCTTGCCTTTGACTCCAACACAAAGACACTCGGAGTCCTTCTTCTTCTTGTCGATCGATTTTTCATGGTTAAGTTTAAAGGTTTGTTTTCTTAGTTTAAAAAGGAATTTCTTACTATCCTGCGGAAGATTGATTTTATGAAATATGAAATTAAAAATATCCAATCCCGTAATACTCTTGACATTCTCTACAACAGATAGGCCCTCGACTACACTTATGAAACTCATAGCTCCTCTTACCAGAGGTTGTCCCGGAAAAACGAATGTCTCCAGTACATGTGAGAATATTAAAACAAATTCATAAATAAATACCTTTCCAACAGTGCGCCGCAGAGCCCGAGAAGAAAAGGGATCGCCTCTTTTTAGCGAAGCCCAAACTCCAACGAACATATCCGAGGCTATGATAAACAAAATAACGAGCATCAAGTTAGAGATGGGGGATAAAAATAGAAGAAGCCACAGACAAATTTGGATTCCAAACGTCAACAGCGTCTGCGGCATAGAATCCTGCAATGTCTTGATTGGCATATGAATTATTTTACCTTACCGAGAAATTCCAAAATCACATTAATTGGAATAAAATTAATATACTTTTGTGTAATTACTTCCATAACGCCATCCTCATCCATATAAATCTTAGAAAAATGCGACAAAGACGAACATACCCCGACTAATTGCCCGGCAGAGTTAATTAATGCGCCACCACTATTCCCAAAAAATGCTCCAATATCTGCAACTATCCTTAACGAATCGCCCTTTTTAAAGTACGCCGATATAATGCCCTTGGTAATCGTAAAGCACCTGCCGGCAGGACAACCAATCGCATATACATCGTCAGATACCTCCGGGTTGCTAATGGCCAATACAATCGGCTCGACATCGCATTCCCCGACAAATTTCATCAACGCCAAATCGTTTTCTTTTTCTACAAGTACCGGAACTACTGGCATCATTTCATTCTTACAAGAGGCGAAGTTAACAATCGAATCTTCTACAACATGCGCCGCCGTAAGAACCATGTTCTTTCGGACAATCGTCCCGCTACCAGTAGCCGTTCCGTGCGCGCTAACGCTTTTAATAAAAACTTGCGTGGCAGGGCTAATGTGAACCCCTCCCACCAACAAAACAGAGATGAGAAGAGATGACATCATGGCTAAACTCCTTGCCTATAAAAAGAGCTTAAGTCTAGTTTAGGGCAAAATAGATGCATATTTGGCCCCCTGTGCGCTCAGAAGAGTGTCTGGTTTGTAAATATAATAACCTCTGGGAACTCCTGGGCTTTGTTCCTCATTGTCTGTTATATTCCAGAAACTTACCAAGGACATGTTTAGCGCGTTTGCAACGTCAAAAATGCGCTGCATCAACCCTCCGACATCTAGGTTTTTTGCTATAAAAGAAGCCTCGTTTTCGTTAAATCCATATTCTCCTATGAGCATCGGTATTCCGGGCAAAACAGCCTGAACCTTTGCTGCAGCAAGCTTAAGTCTTCTCTCTATCTCTGCCTCGCTTGTTGCTTGATTATTTGCATAAGTTGTATTAATGCTCTCGTAAGAGCTGAATGATACCGCGTCCGGAACAGCAATAGGCAGTACATCCGGAATCAATCTGCGCCCCCACTCATCTAACGCTAAATTAACCTCTACGCTGTGCAGAACGCGAGCCGTGGAAGTTAGGCCAGATCGGGCATCATTTACGGCCTTTTGTTGCCTTCGCAAAAAAGCAGCCATTCGTTCGCATCTGCCAATACTTACTTCCGCAATTTGAGAAAAACTTCCCTGCAAAGACCAGTCGGCCTCGCTGTTGGAGATATGAAATGTTTTTCCGGGATAAGTAGTTAAAAGATATTCTACGAAAGTTTTCATTTCCGTATATTCGGCAGAAAGCTGCGCCTCGGTGATATTAGTTACCCAAGGATTGTATATACCGTTCGTGAATGTCCATGGATTTAAAAGAAATGTTGTAAACCTGGCATCAGAAAGCACGGTTACAAAGGCGGGGTCTTGAATTAGGGCCGTCAGAGTCGTGTGAGTTCCGCTCCAAGTTTGATTTGGATATTTCACAGCATAATCAGAGGACAGGAAGAGCTTGATCGCCGTAAAACCAAGTCCGGCAATTAGATCCGCACCATAGGTCAAGAAATCGGCGCGTACCGGGTACTTACCTCCAACGTGAGCGCAACAGTGCTGGATGGCCATTATGGCACCGTAGCAACGAAGTTAACTGCGCCAGAAGTCATGTTGGTGCAAGTTCCGTTTGCAACGCCGACCTTATCCAAAACAGTTGGGTAGGTATCCCCGTCGCCCATGCGGTACCAATGAATCAAGGTCGCTGTTCTGCTGTGTGTTGTTGGATTTTTCGGAACACCGGCATTGTATAACTCCAGCAACTCTGCTGCTGTAAATCCAACGTTCCAGAAAGTTACTTCGTCGATATTACCTTTGTATGGCAATGCGGCGGCGGCGCCAGCGCGACCAGCTCCGATTCTTGCCGTAGTCCCAGCATCTGTGGCAGTTCCCAGCGCGGTTAAATCAGAGCCTTGCTTTACACCGTTTAGCCAGATATTTCCGGTATATGTTCCGGCGATATTTCGTACCGTTAATGCTACATGATACCAAGTGTTGATAACAACCGTTCCTGCCAATCCGCCGGTAGTCTTTGCTACGTCACCGAAATAGCCAAATACATTTCCGGTAGAACCTAGAGCCAAAATCCAATTAACCGCCGGAAAGAATGGCCTAGCCTTAGCCAACACATAACGGTGTGCGGTCAAGTCCGTGCAATAAACCCAAGCCGCCATGGTAATTTCGTTAGCTGCAAGATTTATGGTAATATCAGCCGGTTCGCCTAAATCCACCCAGTCATCCGTCCCATCGAATAGCGTAGACGTTGCGTTAAGGAAAGAGGATCCCGGGCGAGCGGATGTGGATGCGAAGTAGGCTCCGGGTATCATCTTAGTCTCCCGTGTCACCAAATAACGTAACCACGGCCGGCGTCCCTGCTGTATAGCAAGCAAGTCCACCAACGGCATATTGGCCAGCAGAGGCTACCTGGCTTTGTCTATTTACCAGCGTAGCCTGCGTCACGGCAGAGCCATTGAAACTAACTTTTCCTGCGCCCTGTTGTTCCCAGCGACAGTACCAGCCAGCCAGCAACGTTTGGGGAATGGTTACAGTAACAGCGCTCCCACTGGTAAATATAAGAACCTTGCCCACGTCGTCAGCAGTAATCGTATAGGTCGTACCGGTTTGAACGTTTTGTTTTTCAAACTTGGCGTTAATGAAAACTGCGCTCATGTTAGCTTACCGCCTGGAACCGAATAGTTCCTGCTGTAGAGGTAGTTGATACGCAAAAAATACCAACGGTCAGCGCTGCATTAATATGCTTGCCGTTTGAGCCCAAATCCAACGTAAACCCTTCGCTAGACTCTAATTCCTGAAATTGAACGTCATTTAATGTAAGACCAACAGTTTGGTTTAGCGTGTTAATGACAGTGAGAATTTTGGTATTGGCGGACAACGACATAACCAGAAAAGCCGTGGTAATGTTGGCATTTGCTGCCGTGATGGTTGTATTGGCTACTTTGACATATTGGAAGGTCGAGGCAGTAGTTGTGGCAGATACAGAGCCGTTAATAGTCGTTACTAGCCCGGAACCAGCGCCGCTTGGATCAATGTAGTTACCTTGGCGGTCCACAGTGATAACGCGCATGGCGGTTGTTGGTTGCGCTTCGTAAGTGGCAGAAACAATTTCATCGTTGCCAGGAAGAACTTTAATTTGACTTGGTGCAGCCAACGACGACGCAGCAGCCGTGGTAAAGGCAGCACAGCTATTCCCGCCATGCCCCCCTAGGTCCGCCGTCCTGGAACCGACCCTAAGAGTCGTGGCAGACAGGACTTCCAAAACCTTCAAATAAAGAGTGGTTAAGGAGTTGCCTTTTAATGCAACCAATTGATTGCTGTAAAAACCCGATGTGCTGGCCACCGTAAGAATTCCGGTAGCATCGCCATTCACTGTAAGGACTTGCGATACGGCCGGCCAATTTCTTTCTAAGAGCGACATAGTGTATTATTCCTAGTTGTTAGGAATAGATTAAGTTTTAACTTTATGTGCTTCGATTTCTTCGGGAGTGGCGTAGCGGAAGACGTGACCTCTGGTTGTTTTAATTTTTCCTTGAAGATTTAAAGACACATTCCCGTTTGAAAACCCCGTTGTTCTTTCTACGTCCATGACACTTTCAAAATATTGCTCAAAATATTGGCCAACAGTAACGCAAATACATGGCTTCATCAGGGGTCGCCTGGCCTCTCTCGCATTTCTTCGTGCCTTGACTGTGCCACGGGATGCATGAAGTTTTTTAAGGGCTTCGGGATTATTTTTGAAAAATTCCTTTTTGGCGTTACTGTTATTCTTGCGAGCTTCCTGGGTTTGGGTAGATGCGTGGAGTCGCTTTAACGCATCAGGATCGTTTTTGTAACGTCGTTTTGCGGCATCGCTACTATTTTTTCTTGCTTGAGGCGTTTCGCGAGAGGCGCTCAATAGTTTCAATATCTCAGGGTGTTCTTGAAAATATTTCTTTTTGGATTCGGATATTTTTTTGATAGTTTCTTTGGAGTGTTTTCCGTGCGAACCTCCTCTCTTGCAATTATATCCTTTTTCTATGCACTCGTAATGATCCATATAAATATCTTCTACAACATCTAAGGTTTCCTGATCTCCGTAGACCTCGTCGATTTGTTCACTTATGAAGGCATCCCATCCGTATTTACGCAGAGCATTGAAAATTTTGGGTTGCCCCTTGCAATTAAGCTTTTTGTAATAACACATGCGTTCTTCGAATGTGCCCCGAGTCTGGCCGATGTAGCACTTATCCGGTTCGGCGATGCTAGTAATTTTATAGATGATGCCGTATACTTGCATAAGTATAGGTTAAGATGCGGCAGAGGCGGAGGAGATTCTGGAAAAGAAGGAATTAAACGATGCCGTATTCGGACGCGGTTTCATCATTGACAGAGCCGGGAGTGGAATGTTCGTCGACGGCAACAATTCCTATAAAATTCATTGATAATGTCATTATTCCTTTGGCAGAAACTTGCGAGGAGTAGCCTTTGGAACGACAGTGAACTACTGACAATATCGGCAAAGATCCCTCGGTCGTCTGTTGTCGATCATAAATTTCAATCGTCATATCTCGGTTGTTAAGCAGTTCCGCCAATACCGGTACCATAATGGTATGTCCGGTGGCGTCATTGGGATTCCATCCGGCATGTGGACCAGAGTTGACCACGCGCATGCCATTTAGAGTCACCTCTACCGGCTCTGCAGAAGTTGGCACAATTTCCTGAGCGGAAAATTTGCCCAGGGTGAATATGGGCTCTTGTCCATAAGCAACGGACCAACTGCAGTCCGTAGCCAATCCTACCGTTGCGCCATTGATGATCACTTTTGCTCTGGCGCCGTTCATCGTTTTTGCGATTTCGCCGCTAGTTGTATTTGCTGGACCAGCCATAATCTTTTATTCCTTCTTATTTCTTGTTCTTGTATTTAATTAAGCAGTTTGAGAAACTTGTGAAATATCTAGAGTGATTGGTACGAAATAAATGGCGCCTGTAATGTAAATATTAACACCAACCGTCATAACCGGACCAACAATTCTTACCGAAGCGCTATCGTATCCTGCCGCTGCGCCGTCGCTTGGGCTAATAAACTTCGCCTGCAGATACTGCGACATCTTGGCTTCAAGGAAAGATTTTCCAACTCCAGCAGAAAGACTGGAAACGGCCTGCCCAACTGCAAAGTTATCGAAGGCCGAGGCCAAATCTAGAGCCATAATATCGCCCGTATACATGACTTGTAAACTATTGTATACGAAGTTATCGTCCTTGCCGTAAGTGGTTTGATCGCTTACGAAACGGAAACCCCCGCCCGCAGGGGCCTCGATAGTCAACAAGCCTCCGACCAAAGCCTGCTCAAGCTGTCCATAATTTTGTGGACTAAATCCGCTCGGATTAACAATCCCAGAAATGTTCATGTACTTCCGAGTTATGCTACGATAAGTCCCAACCGCCTGCATAGACGCAGCCTCAACGGCTAGCATCCAAGGTTGGTAAGTCAATAACGTACCGCTCGAATTGGTGTTCT